ATCTACGTGAAGTCGGTGACGCGCACCGACGATGGGGAAGGCGCCTACCTGGGCAAGATCGCCGGCGGCCGGTTCATGGCCGCGCGCGAGTGCTCCCAGGATCTGGAAGCCAAGATCGTGACGGCAGCATCTGACCCGGAGGCCGCGGCCACGGCCTACGGCAAGCAGTTCGGGCAATGCAGCATCTGCGCACGCGAGCTCAGCGACCCCGAAAGCATCGAGCGCGGTATCGGCCCGGTCTGCGCCAAGCGCATGGGGTGGTGAGCATGCCGTTCGATCCGGTGCACTTCGACATCGAGAAGACCATCATCGCGGACCTGGAGCTGCAGCCGCTGCAGGGCCAGGCGAACGAGGGTCACACGTTTCGTCAACCGGCGCCCAAGCGGCCGCCGCGCCCGGGCCGCCTCAAGCGCCTGGTGCGCTGGCTGCTGCGGCGCAAGCAGTGAGGAGAGAGCATGCGAATGCTGACCTTGATCGACAGCAGCCCGTTCGCCAGGCCGATGCCGCCGGCGCCAAAGACCCAGGAAGACCTGGAGAAGCGCGCCCTTGAGGCCTACCCGGACACCGAGCTGATGCCGGACAACAGCCGCAATCGCCGCGAGTGGATCCGGGCCGTGGCGGTGGTGCGCAGCACGGCCAACGGCTGGCACCTCGACAAGCAGGCTGAGCGCCGGCCGCGCCCCTACTGACAGGCCTTCGCGGCCGCCTCCAGCTGCGCCTCGTAGCCGCGGCGCTGGTCCAGTTCGGCGAGCGCGGCCTTCGCCATATCCCACAGGCTGGCGCCCTGCGGCAGGGCCTCGGTGGCCCACGCGGGATGCTGCGGCAGCTGCACGCGGCAGGGCACTGACACAGGCACCTCAACGCGCTGCGGCAGCGTCTGGCAGCCCGCCAGGGCCATCGCCAGGCATGAGGCGAGCCACCTCATTTGCGCAGCACCTCGCGGAACAGCGCCTCGGTGGCCTGGCACTCGGTCTGGCCGGCCGGCGGCTTGCGCATCAGCAGCTGCTGCGCGCGTGCCTGGTGCTGCAGCGCCTCGGCCTGCGCAGCCGCCACACGAGCCTCAGCCTGGCGCTGCCGCTCTGCGGCATCGGCCTTCAGGCGCTCCACCGCGGCGTTCTGCTCGACCACCTTGTCGCCCAGGTTCTTCACCTTGAGCTCGGCCACCTCCAGGCGTGGCGCGTAGAAGGCGTGCGTGGCGTAGGCGCCGCCAGCCAAGCCGGCCACCAGCGCGATGGTGGCGGCGATCAGCGTCGCCTGCAGGGTGAAGGTGCCCGGAAGCGCCATCAGCGGAGCTCGCTGCGATCGGCCTTGTTCGCGACCTGCGACTTGATCTCGTCGAGCTTGTCGAAGACCTTGTTGAAGCCCTCGGCCTGACTTCGTGCGATCTCGGCCAGCGCTTCGCGCGTCTCGGACCGCACCTCCGCCACGTCGGCCTTCACCTCTTGGCGCGTGGCGAACAGGCTCAACTTCTCGATCAACGATACGTTGGCGGCCTGCAACGTCTTCACGTCGCTTATCAGTCCTCGCAACACGATGCCTCCAAAAACGCCGGCGAGCGCCAGGACCACGTTGAACGCGATGAGCAGCATGTTCGGTTCACTGGGGGTCGGCATGGGTCGTCGGCCTGAAAAACGGTTCGTATTTGGGTCGCCGCAGGTCCAGCACGTTCGGCGGGTACTCGCGGTTGATGGCGAAGGGCGACTTTCCGTAGCCCTTGAAAGGGGTGCGCGACTTCACGCTGTGCAGCTCGACGTTGCCGAACCATCGATCCGGATCGCAGCCGGTGGTGTTGCGGCACAGCAGCCGGTCCTGGCGCAGGCCGGACTCGCCGCCGTTGTAGGCCGAGAGCGTCATCGCCAGGCGCTCGCGCTCGGATGAGGCGTCGGAGATGCGCCGGTAGATGCCGTGATCCATCTCGACCAGGGCTGTGAGCTGGTAGCGCGGATCGAAGCGCCGCTCGAAGGTCCAGCCGCGAAGGCTGGCGTACTGGGCCCGCAGCTCGGCCTGGCGATCGAAGCGCAGCGAACCGTCGGCGTTGTAGGCGATCGTGGTCTGGCCGAGGCCGAAGCCGTACTCGCGGCTGGTCTTGAGCTCAACGTGCGGATTCCAGCAGCGCGGGTGCTTCAGGCTGATGCAGCTCTCCTGCTCGACCTGGCCGGCCAGAAACGACGGCGATGGTGCGTCCGGCCATAGCTGGCGCTGCAGCGTCACCAGCATCGGCAGGTGCTCGCGCGCTTGCGGCGGCAGCTCGGCCGCGGGCGCAGGCGTCGGGTAGCAAGCGCGCAGCAGCATGGCCGCCAGCAGCGCGGTGCCGAACCAACGCATGGTCAGGCTCATGCCTTGGCCCACATCACGATGCCGTAGAACAGGATGCCGACGAAGATCACCAGCGCTGCGGCGAGCGTGCCAGCAGCACGGTTGCCGGCCTTCACTTGCTCGACGAGCTCGGAGAGGTGGATCTGCGGGAAGATGATGCGGCTGACGACGATCGAGACGCCGGCGATGACGAAGGAGACCACCAGCCACTGCGCCATCGTCTTGGTGAGCGCCGCGTCGAGGTAGTACAGGCCGATCAGCGCCGGCGCTGCCATCAGCCATGCCGACTTGTCGAATAGCGCCGCGAAGCGGCGGGCCTGGGAAAACCAGTCCTGGAGCTTTGTGAATGCGGCCAGCAGGCGTTCCATGGGGTTCTCCGGTGCGACGGCAGCAGTGTCACGTCACGACACAAAAAAGCCCCGGTTGTTCGCCGGGGCTGAAGCGACTCGTCAGGTCGAGTCACTGAAGATCAGGTCTTGATGATGTGGTTGAGCACGATCGTAGGCTGCACGTTCGGGTGCGGCTGATCGCCGCCGGTGCTGCCGGTCTGTTGCTGGCCGAAGTTGCCACCAGCGGCACCCGTCTGAGCGCCGCCAGCTGCAATCCAGCTGTATTCCAGGTGGGTGTGGGCGGCCAGCTGCCCGACCGTCAGCTGGTGCGTCGCGCTGCCGCCGGTGCCGCCGAGCGACTGTGGGTCGTTAAGCACCGAGAAGCGCGCGGCCGTGCCGGACGCGGTGGCGGTCGCATTGGCTGACAGCGTGATCGAGGTGCCGCTGATCGCCGTGATCGTCGTGCCGGATGGCACGTTCGCGCTGAAGACGAACATTCCGACCGAGAGGCCGGCGGCCGACGACACGGTGGCGGCGGTGCTCGCGTTCGTCGTGCTGATCGTTGCGGTGGTCACCTGCAGGCGCTGCGCCGCCGTGCCGCCCATGTCATCGCGGCCAGCGACGGCGCGACCGCGCGTGTCCGGCACGTTGAATGTGGTCGATCCATCTCCGACACCGTGCGGCGCGACCACCAGCGCGACGCCGCTCGCTGTTGCGGTGGCGTTGGCCGACAGCGTGATGCTGTTCGACGTGACAGCCGCCACCTTCGCGCCGGCCGGAATGCCGGGGCCGCTGATCGGCATTCCGACGACGCTGTAGCCCAGCGTTCCAGAGGTGAGATCCTGGCTCACGCTGGAGATCGTCGGGCTGCCGTTGGTGGTGTTCCCGGTGGGACGCAGCGTCAGCGCGTTGAACAGCGACGCGAAGGTCGTTCGGCTGATGGCCTGGCCGTAGCAGAACAACCAGCCGCTCGGCGCGGACACGCCAGCATAGGGCACCACCATGCCAACCATGCTGTCGAGGATGGCCTTCAGGTAACCGGTCCGGTTTGCCAGCTGCTGAGCCTGCTGGTTTGCGATGCCGCCTGCGCCGCCCAGAACCTGGTCAGTGACTTCGAGTTGGTAGACGCCAGCGGCATAGACGCCGGTCTCGGTCAGATTCGCCATACACCTCCCTGGTTGTTACGACGGCATCGAGAACGCCGGCAGCTCGGCCAGCAGTTCGTCCATGGTGGGAATCGGCCGCAGGCCGCCCTGCACTTCGGCCAGGATCTCGTAGCACTTCGCCCACACCAGCGATCGCCACGCGCGTAGCGCCTGGCCCTCGGCCTGGAACTTCGGCACCGCTGGTTCGTCGGCATAGGTCACGGCCGACTTGATGTCGTCGTAGCCGAGGCTTCGAGCCTGCGCATCGAGATGCGCCTGCGCGGCACCCTCCAGCGTCTTCTGGGCGTCGGCCGGCGCGGGTGTGCGCGGCTCCAAGATCGGCCTGCCGTCCGGGCCCGGCTTGATCTCGTAGCCCTGCGACTGCTGCTCCAGCAGCGCCACGTGCTCCTCGGGCGTGATCTCCACCAGGTCCGCCTCTGGCGGCAGCATGCAGTCCGGGTTCGGCACCTCGATCAGCGGATGCTCCGCGGCCAGGTCCGGCTCGTCGAGCATGGGCTGCTCGGCATCCTCGTCTGGAACGTCGATCAGCGGCGCCTTCGCGGTGCCGTCGACGAGCTCGACCATCGGCGCGTGCGCGTCCATGTCCGGCGCGTCGATCATGGGCGGCTGCGCCTCCATGTCGGGCACTTCGATCATGGGCTGCACAGCGGCCTCGTCGTGAACCACCTTCAGCGGGATGCGCCCATCTGGTGTCGCGTTGTCGTGGTCCGGCGCGAGGAACGATGGCCGCACCCAACTCGGATCTGGCACCATCTTGGTCGGGCGCTGCCAGGCGGGGTCCGGCACCTTCTTGGTGGGACGCACCCAGGCGGGGTCCGGAACGCGGCTCTTGGGCGGTTGCCAGCTTGGGTCCGGAACCTTCTTGGTGGGGCGCTTCCAGCTCGGATCCGGCACCCTGATCGTCGGTCGCTTCCAACTCGGGTCGGGTACCAGTATGGTGCGCGCGCCGTGAACGTCCTCGTTGTAGAAGCCGCCGGTCTTCGGCTCGTAGAAAATCTTCATGGTCAGTTCCCGAATGCAACCCAGTCGTAGGGCAAACCGGCCCAGGTCGAGGACGATCCCGTGAACCCGAAGCGTGTCACAGTGCCGGCCACGGCCCGCGGCGTACCCTCTCCACCAGTTCCAGACCCGCTGCCGCGCGAGCCCGGGATCACCGTGAAGCACGCATTTGGGAATGCGATCGGAAAGGTCACCGCGCCATCGCCGTTTTGGTGGCCCCACTGAACGATCAGGCCGCCAGGCAGCTTCTGGTACCCGTTCGTGGAAAGCGATCGCGTCTTCAGGTCAGCGAGGTTGGTGTCGAAGCCACCGCTCGCATCCGGTCGGACCCAAATCCCACCGCTGCCATCAACAGACAGCCTGTTCGCGTTGTTGGTGGAGACGCTGACCGAGGCGGTGTTGATGGCTCCCAACCAGAGCGATCCGCCTTCGGCTCGTAGAGCAACATCGGCCGCTGACGTGCCGGTGAAAAATTGACCAGGCAGCGCAGCAACCCCGAGAGTCCCTTCGCCGTTGACGCGCCCGACCTGGAATCCAGCGAAGGATGCTGACGCGCCGCTGAGCACGCGCGCTATGGTGCTGCTCGCAACGCCATTGTTGTGGAACGTCCAGCCGCCGCTGTTCAGGTATCCGTACTGAGTGCCTCCGAGAGCGAAGTCGAGCTGAGACTCGGCGCGGACAGTGAAAGCGCTGTTGGATCCACCGGAGATCAAAGCACCTGACTGCCCAACATAACCAAGCGCGGCCCCGTTGCTATTGCGAGACCAGGCGCAGTACGCGTATCCGTCGGGTCCGTCAAAGTGGGCAATTGATATGCCGGTTGTTCCCTTTACGGTCAGACGACCAGAATAGATTGACTGGTCAAGACTGAGGGTCCAGCGCTGCGCAGCATTAACAGAACCAGCAAGCGCTCCGTGCGTCCAGAAATTCAGACCGCCATAACCAGACAGTGACGCCGAAGGGCCTGCTGTATCCCAACTGAAACTCAGCCATTGCAGGCCATAGTGGTGGATGCGCTTATCAGCGTCGGCGGTGAAGTAATCACTGAAATTACTAACTCCGATCAGGCCGCCGAGGAGGTTAGATCCACCGCTCGGAACAGAATGAACGTTGTTGAAGCTGAAGCGCTGCGAAGTGTCTACCGTGGCAGCGTCTGCATTGTTTGTCTGGAAGCGGAGCAAAGCGCCTCCGTTTTGGCGCAGCACGCCTTCTCCCGAACCGCTTTGGAAAATGTCAAAGCTGTTGCTCTGGGGTGTGGCATTGTTGCCCGCCAGACTGAGCATCGCGAAGCGGCCGGCTGGTGACCGCACCGCCATCACGTTGTCCGTGGCCGCCCGCTGCGCGATGTCCAGCGCGTAGGTAGGGGAGCCGAAGATGCCGACGCCAGGAGATGACAGTACAAGTTGTGCGGTGTTGGCGCCGCTTCCGCCCAAGAAGATCTTGCCAGGCGAGTAGATCGCGGCATCCCCGGCTACTGTGCCATTGAAGAAGCTGCTCGATCCACCCGCAACACCAAGGATAAAGTCGTCCGATGTGCGCCCAATCGTCATTTGGGCTACGGAGTTGGTCGCGTTGCTGCGGATCGCCAATGCGGTCGCGGCCGCGCGGATAATCATCAACAGCCCACTGAACGTGTCGGTGGTGTTCTTGAGCTTGTTGTTGTTCAGCCACTCGGTGCGGTTCAGCAGCTGCTGGTGCGGCTGGTTGTCGACACCGCCGGGGCCACCCTGGATGATGTCGGTGGTCTCGAACTGGTAGACGTTATCGAAGCTGGAGCTAGGGGTGAGGTTCGCCATTGCGGTCCCGTCAGAACTGGATCGTCCAGGTGCCGGTGAAGCTCAGCGTGTTGTCCTTGGCGATGGCGCTGGAGCGCACGCGGCGGGAGAACAGCGTGTTGTCGGTGGTGAGCAGCCCGAACTCGATGATGTTGATGCCATTGGCCTCGGAGGTGCCGAGTGTGAACGGGAACGTGACGGCGCCGGCCGGGTAGGTTGGTGTGCCCAACGACTTCACGTAGGCACCTGTCAGCCCGGTGTTCGAGCCGGTCGGCGCAGTGCCGTCGGTTCCGAAGCCGATCTTGGTGACGATCTTGGCTGACGTTCCAGCTCCAAGCAGCGCCGACAAGATGTTCTTCGCGCCGTCGACGATCAGGTTTCGCTCGACGATGGAATCGATGAGCCGTCCCGGTCCGTCGGGGCGATCGTGCTTGAACACGTTCAGCCGCAGCGTGCCGGTCGGCATGGGAATGTGCTCGCCGATCTTCATGCCGGCGAGTCTGGTGTCACGACGTTAGATCGTCTCCGGCGGGTGAGTGCCGCTCCCGTCCGTGATCGTGATCGTCAGCTCCTCGGCCCCGCTGTCGAACGGAATTCCGGAGCCTGGCGTCCAGCCGTAGACGTTCGATCCGTCGTACACGATGTCGCCGTTGTAGTAGTTGATGTGCGCACCATCGCGTCGATAGGTGCCGTCGTGCCGCCGCACCTTGAACTGCTTGTTCTCAGTGACGTCGGCGAAGCTGACGTTGAGCGCAGCAAAATTCTCGCCGATGTTCGAGATCGGGTAGCTGTCTTCCAGCGAGCCATTGATCAGGATCTGCCGCATGTGCGTGCCGGCCGCGCGGAACGCCTCGACGATCGCTGTCACCTTGGTGGTGTAGTTCGCGAAGGTTTGGTTGCTGTCCAGAGCCACCGTGTAGACGACATCGAACAGGCCATAGCTGGTCCCGCCGCTGCCGGCGGTGAAGGCCGTCGGTGTGGTCACATCGGTGACCTTGGCTGGCACGCCCTGCAGCGCTGTGTTGATCGCCATCTCGATGGCGACGTTGTTGCTGCGAGGCCGACCGAGGGAAGCGATGATGCGCGCGGCGTATGGCTGGTCAGCCTCGCCAAGCTCGCGCGCGATGGCGTAGTAGCTACCAAGCTCGTCGAGCCATTCCGCCTCTGCCGTTCCGATCACCAACTGATGCAGCATCTGCACCACTTGGTCGGCCGCCAGCTTCAGCTCGCTGGCGATCGAATCGATGTAGGCCCAGAGCGTCGAGGTGTAGGCATACAGGTGATCGCCGTTCGACGTGTCCGGATTGCCGCTGGAATCGATCAGCGCCAGCGCGGACCGCCCAGCGACTGGCGAAGTGTCGACGTAGGGCACGCTGTACCCGGGTTGAGACCCCAGCATGACTGCCAGCGTGCCGATCGTGTAGCTCGACAGGTCGACGTTCAGCGAAGCGCCTGAGCCGCCCGACACGCTGGTGATCAGGCGCCCGTCCTCGACTGTCCACTGCATCGCGCCGTCGTATTGCAGGCGGAGTGCCAGTACCTGGGACGGATCCTTGTCGAAGACCCGGTTCAGGAAGCCGAGGAGTTTATGGGTCAGCTTCACGTCAGCGTCACCGTGCCGGGAATGGCCTTCTCGCTCACCGCGCAGGTGACGTCGCCGGACGGGACCGTGAAGGACACGTTGTAGACGCCCTCCACGTCGCGCTTCACGATCGCGATGATCTCGGCCAGGATCACCTTGGCGCCGATGCCAAGGCCCTGGATGTAGGCCTTGATCGCGTTCGCGGCTGCGGTGCGCACCGTGGGGCCATCGTAGCCGGACAGCAAAGTGATGACGCCGGTGACGTTGACCACCTTGTCGGTCGCGGCGATCGCCACCACCTTGACGCCAGCAGCCTTCCAGCCAGGCACCGGAGTGCCGTCGTCCAGGTAGTAGCCGTCCACTGCCTGCTGCACCTTCGCAACCAGCGATGCCGAGGTTGCGCTGGCGCCGTTGTGCACGTACAGGTTCACCAAGGCGACCGGCTGCGCTGAATCAGTCAACCAGGGCTCGACCACCGCCGCATAGGCGGCGTACTCGGAGACCACGCCGCTGCCGTCCACCACCTGCGCCGTCTTCGCACCGTAGATCAGCGCGTCCTTGGTGCCGCGCGCGAGCGTTGCGATGTACTGCTGGAACCTGGTCTTGCGCTGATCTTCGGTCTCGGCATCTCGTCCGTTCAGGAACGGAGCCGGGTTCGTCACCGTGGCGATGCCAGTGATAGGCGTCGCGAGCTCAGTGACGGTTCCGGCCCCCACGTTGCCAGCGATGCCTGGGTTCTGCGCCGTCACCAGCACGTCCACGGTGGTGTTGCCGGCGAGCAGCGTGGCGTCCACCGCTGTCGCGAACGTCGTCGTTGTGCTTGGCACGCGCACCACGGTGCCAGCCGGGATCGTGATGTTGGAGGCCGCCGGCGATCCGGACGAGAAGCGCACGATGCCAGATGCCGCGGCTGCGGTTAGCAGGTCGAAGCCGAAGCTGGTGTAGGTGGCGACCGGGATGGCCTCTTTGAGGCCGATCAGCATCTGCTGGTACAGCTCGTCGAGCTCGGCCGCCGCCGCCTCCATCAGCGTGCGCGCTACCGAACCCACCGAGAAGTCGGTGATCTTGTCGGTGACGGCCTTGCACCAGTTGATCATCGAGGCCGCGATCGACCGGAAATCTTTGATCTGGAACATTCGCTGCCCTTACGTACTCACGGTCAGGTCGACGATGCGCCCCACCACCGGCTCGGCCTCGACGTCGACGCGGATCGTGTCGCCGTCGATAGAGGCCTGCGCGACCGTGACCTGCTTGACCCGATCGTCGGTTTCTACGGCAGCCTTCGCGTACTGCGCGGCCAGCATGCCGGCGGTGGGCCCGTTGACGGTGCCGATCAGGCGCCGGATGCGCGAACCGTAGGTGGGGTGGAACATCAGCTCACCGCGATCGGTTTCAACGCGGTGCTTCAGCGCCTGGCGCAGATTCGCGCGACCGGAGACCACCGCCATGTCGCCGCCGATGATCACCAGCGCGCCTTTGTCGAGCTGCACGTCGATGCCGAACACCTTGTCGGGATCCGTCGTCGTGGTGACCACCGGCTGCGGCGCAGGTACCCGGATGAGACCGCCAGACAGCAGCACGCCAGGCGTGGCCTGCGCGGGATTGTCCGTGATGAACGGCGGCACCAGGCCGTTGTAGGCGATCAGCTCCTGCCAGCGGTTGGCGTCGCCGAGCTCGCGCGCGGCGATCACCTGCAGCGAGTCGCCGTGTCGGGTCTCGACGAAGCGGTAGCCGTAGAGCGGAAGCTGATTCATGCCGTCATGCCCGCGGAGATGTTCGACAGGTGCGTCAGCAGCGCCGACTGCGACAGCGGCGCCAACACCACGTCAGTGCCTGCCATGGTCTGCAGGCTCGACTGCGCGGAGGCGTTGATCGAAACCGGCAGCGTGCGGTTGCTCGGAGCGTAGAGGTAGAACGGGTTCACACCCGATAGCGGGCTGATCGGCCGGCCGCCGCTCGTGCTGGAACAGTTCGAGGAACCGAACAGCGGGTTGTAGTCCGGGTAGAACTGCTGCTGCCGCACCGCGTTGCGCAGCACGCAGAAGATGTTGGTGTAGGCGCCAGCGACCTCCATCAACCGCGTCTTGGCCTGCTGCGGCACGCTGCTGACCGCGTTGATGGTGCGGAAGATGTTCACGCCGGCCATTGACACCATGCGCGCCACGCCGATCAGCTGGCCCGCGATTTCGTCGCCGGACTGGATGGCGCTGCGCGTCGAGCCGTAGAGCCTGATGGTCTTGATCAGGAAGTCGCGCGCCGGCGCAACCATCGTGCGGTCGATGAAGCTCTGGATGCTCTGCGCATAGTCGGTGAGGCTGTCGACAGAGGCCGACAGGCTGTCCAGGCCCGCGGCCTCCAGCGCATCGTTGTCGGTCACGCCGGCGACGCCAAAGTCCGGCAGGTCAACGTTCTCCGACAGCACCGTCATCGCGATCTGGTACTGGCTGAGCAGCGGTCGAGTCTTGGAGCGGCGCAGCACGAAGGACGTCGGGGCAACCACCACCGCGAAGCCGTCGAGCGCGTCAGCGAAGATCAGGCGCACCTGGTCAGGATCGTTGCCCGCCTTCACCGCGTCCTGGCGCAGCGTGTGCCACTGCGTCCACACGCTGTCGTACAGCCGCTGGAACCGCTCGCTGCCGTCGCGCTCGTCGTCACCAACGCTGCGGCGGCGCCAGCCGGTGTGACCGCTGATCGAAATTGTCGGGATACCGGGCCCGAAGCTGTCGGCCCAGGCGCCACCCAATGTCTGCTGCACCGTCATGCGCGACGGGTTGTTGCGCGTCAGATCCTCCGGGCGGATCACCAGGCTGATGCTCACCAGAGGCGCGCCCGTGGACTGGTCGTCCAACACGAAGCTGATCGGGCGCTCCTCGGCCTTCTGCGTTTGTGGAGCGCGCACATCCATGACGGCATGGTGCCGTCACGACATCAGGCGATCGCCGCGCTGGTGTTCGGGCCGTCGTGCTCCTGATGATGGTGAGACTTCACGCCGATGCCGTCGACCGTCACCTCGCCGCCGGTCACCGTCACACTGCCGGTGAAGGCCGCGGTCGCGCCGGAGCCGCCGGACACAGCCATACCGCCCTGCACCGTGAGCTTGCCAGTCACGATCGCGTTGGGGGTTTGCAGCGTGATCTGCGGCGCCGTCAGCTTCATGTTGCCGCCGCTGGTCACGTCGGCCGTGCCGCCGATCGTCGCCGCGGCGTTCCCGGTGACCGCCACCGTCGCGTTGCCGCCGGTGGTGCTCGACAGGTTGCCGACATGGTTCAGCGTGACGTTGCCGCTGGGGTCGATGTTCAGCGAGGCCTTCTGCACGCCAGCGTTCTTCACCGTGAGCTGCACGTGCACTGCCTTGTCAGTGTTGCGGGCGATCGCCCACTTCTTGTCGAAGTCCTTGCCTGTCAAGTCCTCGTGCGCCGCGGTTGTGGCGAGCCGCACGTAGGTGCCGCTCGGGTGGTAGAGCTCGATGTTGCCTGCGTCGTCGACGCTGGTGTAGGCGTCGCTGGCGTGCCGCGTGATGCGTCGGTTCTTTTCCTTGAAGGTGATCTGGTTGATCTGCGGCAGCAGGAAGCAGTTCACGAACGGAACACCGTCCGCGAAACCAATCACCGCCTTGATGTAGAGAGCGCGCTGTGCCGTTGGGCTCCAACGGTCATCTCCGGTCGGGCCGCCAACATCCGGCAGATCGATCTCGCCGGTGATGCTGCTGCCGGTGCGCACGCCGACCTGCACGTTGGAAAGACGGCTTCCATCCCCATCAAGTAGCACGTCGACCGAGTTTCCCTCGGGGTAGGAAGCCACCACGGTGCCGATCTTGAACACGGTCAATCCCCAGCGAGCTCGGACCAGTACGGCGACGCGGATCCGTCACCCTGCTGAACGCGATCTACGAAACCCGTGCCGCGCTCGACCACCGCGGTGGTGAAGAAGCCGCCGAACGGGATGAAGTCGTGGGTCACGGAGACCACGTAGTAGTCGGACTGCATGTTGCCGTGCGTCAGACGCAGGTAGGCGCCAGCCTTCACCTGCTCGTTTCCCTTCAGCCGAATTTGCCCGTGCTCCAGCACCACGTTGTCCTGGTTCAAATCGCGCAGCTGGCGCCGTCGCAGGTTCAGCCATGCGACAGCGGCATTGGTGTAGACGGTGCTGTCGTTGCCGGCTTGCAGGCCATTGCCATTGTGCGTCTCGCCGCGGCCTCCCTGCTGGGTCTGCTCCTGCAGCCGGCGGAAGCCGTACAGTTCGGGGTCGTTGTTGCCGTAGCCCTGCTGGTACACATCGTCCGGTTTGGCCTGGTAGGACATCAGGCGCAGCGTCTCGTCTGCGTTCAGCGCGAAGCGTGGTGCATCCACCCAGAAGTAGTTCGCCACATTGGCGTCACTGCGCTCGACAGCCATGCTCACGACGTCGGCTCGCGTGATGGGAACGATGTGCGGCTCGACCACCACGTCCATGATGTAGCTCTTGCCGTCGGCCGTCATGAACGGGTTGGGCCGGTAAACCACACGCGGTCCGGCCTCCAGGTCTTCGATGTAGAGCTCGTTCCAGGGACCAACGTCGCAGTGCTGCGCGAGCAGGCTGTAGATCGTGCCGCCCTGCCAGCCGCCAACGCCGAACGGGGACACCACGCCATCGCGCACCTGGATGCCATCGGTACCGATGCTCAGCAGCGGCGAGCTGGTACCGCCCGTCTTGGTCGCCATCTTGGCAATGAACGGGTTGATCACCTTGTCGAACACGTCTTTGACGAAGGCCTCGGCGTACTGTGTGTTGATGTCGTTGCCGAAGCGCGCGAAGAACGGAAAAGCCGTGATGAAGTTCGCATCCGGGTCGACAAACGGCGAGTTGACGATCTGCAGCATCTGCCAGATCTTCCCGTAGTCCTGACCCGTGATCACCACAGAGCGCTGCGGCCGGCCGTCCGCGCCCATCGTCTCGACACGCCGCACGCCGGAGACCAGGCCGCGCATGATGATCGGCAGCCCCAGCGAGGCCTGGCCGCGGTCGGCGCGCGCGAACGTGCCGGTGCTGGCCTGCGGCGTCTTGTAGGCGTCGCCGGACATGCGGATCTCGATCACATCCATCGGCTCGACCAGGCCGTACACCGTGTCGCTGGCGGCCGGGTTGATGCGGTCGGAAAAGGTGAGCGTGAAGCCACCGGCCGGCTCACGCACGCTCTTGTTGGTCTGCACCGCGCCGGCCTCGCCGAAGAACGGCGTCAAGTCGACGGTGCGTTGCTGACCCGCGAAGCGCTCGGACACTGGCAGCGCGGCGCCGCCGGCCGCTCGACCGATGTTCTTGCGCAGCAGCACCTGCAGGCCTGGATAGCGAACCTTGACGCCGGTCATCGCACCCCCGATGCGCGCGGCACGCTCACTCGCGTGCGAACCGGTTCAGCCACCTGGTTTCCGCGCTGGTCCTGCAGCGTGAAGGTACCCTCGATCGCCAGAGGCGGATTGACGCTGCCGCGGCCGGCGCCAGCTTGCGAATGCCCGGGCGGCAGAGGCGTGTTG